CGCCGAGCGGGAGAGGTCGTGGACCTGGATCATGTAGCCGTCGTCGACGTCACTGGCGTTGGGCGCCCAGTAAATCTTGAACGGGTCAACCCGGTCCCACTCGGGGGTCAGGGTCGGGGTGACATCTACCATGTACTGGCCATCCGCTCCCTGCTTCCATACCAGTGCGGGCTTATTGCGCACCACCGGGCCTTTCAGCACAGCGAACGGGAAGGTCACCAGATCGTCGAGGAATTCGTTGAACGCCGCGTAGAAGCCGCCTTCCTGCAGCATGTCTTCCATCTTATCGGCCATGCGGTCGACCGTTTCCTGTGCGTTCTGGCGCAGCTTAGAGAGGTACTTGTCCTTCACCATCCCGGCGATATCTTTCATCTTCCCCGGTGTGATCATCTGCTGGCCCATGGCCTGCTCGATCTCCATCGCCTCCTGCGTTGCTTCCTGCACCAGTGACTGGTGCATCGACGGATCGATCTCGGGAATACGGGTGGGTTCAAGCGACCAGGTACGGTCGTCGCGGACGCCGATCACAACATCGCGCAGCCAGCTTGACGCCGCACGGCACTTGTTGCTGGTCAACATCATGTAGATTTCGCTGCCGCCAGTCTGGCGGATCTTCGCCAGGACGTCGGGGTCATACTCGCCATTACGCTGTCGCAAACACGCAAGCAGCTTCTGCTCGACCGTCTGGCGCTTTGCCTGGTACGCAGCATCCCAGCAGCGCCGTACGTGCCCTGCCAGGCCCTGGAGAATTGGCTGGCTGTTGGACTGCTCCGCGTCGCGGCGATCGCTCTCCCGTATGTCCGCAAGTGACATCATGGGTAGAATCGAATTACCTAGCTGGAGTCCGTTCATTGGGCGCGCGGTCGGTTGGGGGGCTACTGCCTTATACCACGGACTTGCTTACTTGTAAACAAGTCTGGTTAGGGAAAAGCCACCGCTATGGGTGGCTTTAGTTGGTGCTCAGAAAACCAGCCGGGTACGCTTTGTTAAGAGGCGTGGCTGGTGTTGCTACTGGTTATGGCTGGTTCGCTCCTATATTCGGCGTGGTATTATTGTAAGGTCTGCCGAACACATCCCGCGCTCCAATCACCGTGTATCCAGTTTTTCCTGACTGATATGCAGTGCTCGCCGAAGTCGGAATGAACTCTGGGTAGGCAGATAGGAGGCCAAGCTCCGTCGCGTAGGTCAACGTGCCGCCGTAGTCGCTGGTGAACTTGGCATTGGCGTCGTAGGTCGTGAACGCCGCGTGGTAGGCCGTCGCGTTGTCCAAGTTGGTCGTCACGTCGTTCACCGTCGAGCGGAAGCGATGTCCATTCGCTGTCAGATAGATGTTGTTGTCACCAACTGGCAGACGCTCGGTAGCCAAATACCCCGAGGCGAAGAAGGTAGGGGAGTTGCGCCATACGAACAGGTTGTTCGACACCTCCAGCCAACCCGCAGCGGGCGTGTGGTTGGCATAAGTCCAGTTCGTGTTGATCGCCTGACACGGTGCGGTTGCATCCATCACCGTGAAGTTCGGTATTGGCAGCGAGTTGTCCCAGATGCAAGTGTTGTTGATGATCTTGTTGCCAGCGCCCTGACGGATACGGAAGAACCTTACCATCGTATTGATGAATATATTATGTGCGATAATGTTGTTGGTCGATACCTCAGCCGTGGTGTTCTTGAACGAGCCATCAGCTGGGTCGCACCATATTTCGTCAATCCATGCACCGCACGACTGCGTGGACGTCTGCAGCTGGTTCTTGCTGGATGCGTGATAGCCACGGTTGTACATGACCTCCCAGTTGCTGCTGGATGCCCACAGTTCGATACCGAGCGAGCCGCCGACGTCGGTGGAGTAATTGAACTTACAACCCAAGGCGCCGCCATCGGTCGCCGTCGTCTCGACCGCGTTGTTGATGCCGTCTTCGATATAGTTTCCTATCGCATTTCCCTTGTTTCGTTTGGTGTCGTGCAGGCCGAGAAAACTCAATACTGCATTCGACTTCGGCACGGTGTCCGTCCCGGCATGGGCCAGCCTGCAGCCCATGACCGTGACCTCTCCCAGCACATCTATTGCCGCGTTGGCTGCGGCATACCCGCCAGAATCCATGCCAACATATCCGGTGCGGATGCAGTTGTTGTTGCCATAACGAATGTCCAGCCCAGCCACCACGCAGGTCTGGCCCTTAACCGTGCCCGATGAGGCCTTTGCCGGAGCATAGATTCCGAGCGTGTTGCGCGTAATTAGACTGGCCTGACCAGTGCCGCTGATGACTAGCGTATCACCCACGGTATCAGGGTCGGCTTCATCTGGTAGACGCACGTAGATAGTTCCCGTCGCGTATGCGCACTGCCCGGCTGCTACGAGGCTGGCTGGCGAACTGGTGCCAGGGTTGCCTGTCGTTCCCATCATGCGTAGGCGCTTGCCATGGTAAAAACACTGGGCTACCTGCAAATAGGCAATGGAGTAGATACAACCTGCATGCCCGCGCGTACCGGAGTACACTCCCCAGCCACTCAGAGTTTCTTCGCCCGAAATGATTGGCAGTGCTTCGGCGTCGCCGTAGGGCATTATGATTAGAGGGTCGTTGGTGGATGAGTATGGATACAGGATCAGGCCATCCCCACCTACCTTGAGTTTCATGCCACGCATGAGACCAATACGTTGACTGCTCATGTTCTGTGGATTGGTCGAGTTGAGCAATCCCATCAAGTCAGCCTGCGTAGTATATGGGCTTTTGTACGTCCCCCGGCGCGCTGGCCTAGTGGATGTTGGATCGAAGAAAATGGTTGGGCTTTTGTCAAGGTACTGATACATATCAAATCCGCTGGTAGTATCATCAAACCATGATAGCCCAGCTGCACCATTAGGGAGGCCCCCATTCTGCAATGTGGCCGAGCCGTCCGTATTGGTGGTGACAGTCTGGAAAATACCAGCGTTCCCCTTGGCGTCGGTCATGCCGACAGGCTTGCCGCGGTTATCCAGGACCCATTGACCAGGATCGCCTTCTTGGTAGGTATACGCCATGTCTAACTCCGCTATGAGGTTATGCTACTGCCTTATACCACGAACTTGCTTACGTGTAAACACACGCCGCTGGAACTAGAAGCCCCAGGGGACGGGGGCTGGTTTCACCTCTCGGCGTTGCGCTCCGTGGTCGAACCCGAATATCTCACCGCCATCGGCATGCAGGCATAGGTACTGGAATGCGTCAGCGACGTCCGACCACGGGTGGCTCTTCTCCGGCGACTCGTCGATCTCGCCCTTGGTGTTGACCTTGTAGCGGTACTTCCCCGCCAGTGCCTGGACCAGTGGCGCAGCGCCCTCTGGGCATAGCAGCAGGCCGGCCTTGCCATCCACCGTGCGCGTCAGGTATTTGTCCACCGCCGCCAGGCGCGCCGCGATCGCGTTGGTACGCGCGAACTTGACCGTGAACCCCTCGGCGACGTAGATATCTTTCACCGTGCGCTCGTCGGTCTGTGCGCGCTGCCCCGCCGCCGGGTCGATCACGATGATCACCTTGAACCCGGAGAACTTGTTGGCCAGTAGGGGTTTCAGCTTCTCCCGGATGAAGCGTAGTGCCCCCATCCCTTCGCTTATCAGCGCGTCATGCACCAGTACCCGGCTATCGTACAGTACACGCCCGACCACCGCTGCCGGCGACAGCCCGGCATCCACCCCGATAATCAGGGTATCCCCGACGATGCTATGCACGCGCAGCGCTTCTTTCGACACATGGGTTGCGCGGTCGAAGCTCTTGAACACCGGTTGCCCAGATAGCGACTTGCCCCATTTGCCGTCGACGTAAATCGAGATCCAGTCTTCCGTCTTCCCCTGCATCATGTCCTCGTAGTAGCTCGACGGCAGGTGCTGTAGCCAGTCTGCCTCGGGCGACCGCCCCGATGGTTGGATCGTGACGTGCGCGTTGGCCGGTGGGTTGGATAGGTATATCTCCCAGAACGAATCAACGTCGGCTGGGTTGGTCGCCCCCCACAGCTTCTTCATCGGCTGCCCCTGGTCATCCACGCAGCCCTGTACCGGGTTCCCTTTGTCGTCCAGTCCCCACTCAGGCCGATGGGGTACCATCATGCCGTTCGGGTAGCGGCCGAGACGGCCGGTCAGCGCGTTGAACACATCGGAGTTGATCTCCCGCACCTCATCCAGCATCGCGAACGACAGCTGCAGCGACAGTAGGCGCCGGACGTCCTGAGTATCATCCAGGCCACGGAACAGTACCTCACACTCGATGTCGTCTACTCGCAGGATGAATTTCTTCTCGGTGCGCAGGAACGCGCCGGCTTCCCCTTCCGGAAATAGCTTCAGGAAATCCGGGATGGTCGAGTCCATCAGCATCTGCGCCGTGTTACGCACAATCGCACAGCGCGAGCGTCGTATCCCATCC